TCATGAACTGAACAACATGGCTAAAGACTCTGAACAGGCGGTAACACTGCCGCTGCAAAAAATCGTTGTGCTGGATACGCCTATCCAGCGCGGCAAAGAAACCATCACCCAGGTCACCCTGCGTAAGCCCCAGTCCGGTTCGCTGCGCGGCACCCGCCTGCAGGCGCTGATGGATATGGACGTCAACGCGATGATGGTTGTGCTCCCGCGCATTTCGGTGCCTGCGCTACAGCCGCACGAAATCAACGAAATGGACCCTGCCGATCTGCTGCTGCTGTCGGTTGAGGTGGTGACTTTTTTGTTGCCGAAGTCGGTGACGTCGGATTTCCAGGCGGCCTGACGGTAGACGATCTGGTGGCGGACATCGCCACCGTTTTTCACTGGCCGCCCTCCGCAACGGAGAACATGCCACTGACGGAGGTGCTGGAGTGGCGGCACAGGGCAGTTTTACGCAGCGGAGCCGGTGACGATGAGTGATACAAACCTGCGTCTGCAGGTGGTTCTTAACGCGGTGGATAAAATCACCCGCCCTTTCAAAAATGCGCAGGCTGGCTCTAAGGAGCTGGCCGCCGCACTCAGGGCCAGCAAAGACGGCCTGAAATCCCTGAACGAGCAGGCCGGGCGCATTGACGGCTTTCGCAAGACGCGCTCCCAGCTTGCCATCACGGAAAAGAATCTGGCAACCGCCCGGCATGAGGCCGCACAGCTGGCGACCCAGTTTGCCGCGACCAACAAACCCACGGCGCAGCAGGCCAGGCTGCTGGCTCAGGCCAAAGGGCGCGCCAGCGAACTGCAGCAGGCTTATAACGGTCTGCGCCTGTCGGTTCAGCGCCAGCGCGAGGCGCTTACCACGGCGGGTATTGATACCAAACAGCTGAGCGCGGCGCAGCGCCGACTCAGAACGGACGCTGACGGTGCCAGCGCGGCAATTGAGCGCCAGCAGGCGCAGCTGCGAAAGCTGGGCGAACGGCAGCAGAAGCTGAGCGCCATCCGGGCGCGGCATGACAAATCGATGGAGCTGCGTAATAACCTCGCCGGTAACGGGGCGGGCATGGTTGCCACCGGCGTGACCACCGGGATGACGATGATGGCCCCGGTCAGGGCTTACGCTGAATCAGAGGATGCCTCCACGCAGCTGGCCGCGTCCATGATGGGGCCGGGGGCCAAAGTGCTGCCGGAGTTTGAGAATATCAACAAGCTGGCGGTGGGCCTGGGCGACAAGCTGCCCGGCACCACGGCGGACTTTCAGAACATGATGACCATGCTGCGGCGTCAGGGTATGAGCGCGCAGTCAATCCTGGGCGGCCTGGGTGAGGCAACGGCGTATCTGGGCGTTCAGCTGAAGATGGCGCCCACTGATGCGGCGGAATTTGCCGCCAAGCTGCAGGACGCCACGCAGACCAGCGAAAAGGACATGATGGCCCTGACCGACATCATCCAGAAGGGATTCTATGCCGGTGTCGATCCGGGAAACATGCTGCAGGGCTATGCAAAAATCGGCAGCGCAATGGACATCATCAAACAGAAAGGGCTGGAGGCTTCGAAAACCTTTGCGCCGCTGCTGGTCATGGCCGATCAGTCCAGCATGGCGGGCGAGTCTGCCGGTAACGCCTACCGCAAGGTGTTTCAGGGCATGATGGACGCCGACAAGATGAAGGGCGTAAACAGCGATCTGAAAGGCACCGGCGTGAAGTTTGACTTCACCAACGGCAAGGGCGAGTTCGGCGGCATCGATAAGATGTATCAGCAGCTGGCACAGCTTAAAAGCCTGAGCACCCAGAAGCGGCTCACAACCCTGAAGGATATGTTTGGCGATGACGCGGAGACGCTGCAGGTGCTGAACATCATGATTTCCAAGGGCGTGGAGGGCTACCGGGAAACGGCGTCCAAGCTTGAAAATCAGGCATCCCTGCGTGAGCGCGTCAATGCGTCACTTAACACCCTGGGCAACAAATGGGAGGCGGCCACCGGTTCGTTTACCAACGCAATGGCCGCCATCGGTGAAACCGTCGCGCCGGACCTCAAGCGGCTGTCTGACTGGCTGGGTGACCTTGCCACCTCGCTGGGTAATTTTGTGAAGCAGCACCCGCAGCTGACCGCCGGGCTGTTCAAGCTTGGCGCGGGGTTTGCCATTGCGGCCAGTGCCGTGGGCGTTCTGTCGCTGGCCGCTGCCGCCATTCTTGGCCCGCTGGCGCTGTTGCGCCTGAGTTGTGGCGTGCTGGGCATCAAAACCGTCAGCGCGTTTACCCTTATCCGGGGGGCGATTGGCCTGATGGGCAACGGCATCTTATGGCTGGGCCGCCTGATGCTGGCGAACCCCATTCTTGCGGTAATTGGGCTGATTGCCGCCGGAGCGCTGCTTATCTGGCAGAACTGGGGCACGCTGGGGCCAAAGCTTGCCGCGTTATGGGATGGCATCAGCACCAAGGTCAGCGCCGTATGGGACGCCATCAGGACGTACATCAGTTCAAAGTGGAGTGAAATTGTTGCTGACGTGCAGGCGCTGCCGGCCCGTTTTCAGGAGGCCGGTTCGCAGATGATTGACGGGCTGATGGCGGGGATAAGCGCTAAGTGGGAGGGGCTGAAAAGCAAGCTTTCATCGCTGACCAGCTATCTGCCTGACTGGATGAAACCGGGTGAAGTCTCACCGGTGATGCCGGGCGTGCCGGGTAAGAGTCCGGGAGCGGCAACGGGATTTGCCGGGCTGTATGACAGCGGTGGCTTTATTCCCGCCGGGAAGTTCGGGATTGCGGGCGAGAACGGGCCGGAGCTTGTGAACGGTCCGGCCAGTATTACCAGCCGCAGGCGCACCGCATCACTGGCCGCGTCCGCCGCGCTGGCGATGGGGCTGGCAGGCACTCCGGCCGCAGCGCGCCCACTGCACCCTATGAGTCTGCCCGCCAAAGCACAGTCTGCCAGTGCCACCGGCGGCGTAATATCTGCCACAGCGGCTGCCCCGGTGCATAACAGCTATGCATTCACCATCCTGCAGCAGCCGGGCGAAAGCCATCAGAGTGTGGTGGATGAGGTGATGCGCCGGATTGAAGAAAAAGAGCGGCAGGCACAGGCCCGCGCGCGCAGTTCCTACAGTGACCGGGGAGGGTTTGAATCATGATGATGACGCTGGGGCTGTTTGTTTTCATGCTGAAAACTGCCCCCTATCAGCAGCTGCAACACCAGCGCAGCTGGCGGTTTCCGACAAACAGCCGGGTGGGTGTCCGCCCGTCGATGCAGTTTCTGGGGCCGGATAACGACACCATCACGCTGACGGGCGTTCTGTTGCCTGAAATGACCGGTGGCCGCCTGACGCTGTTCGCGCTGGAGCAGATTGCGGAGCTTGGCCGCGCGTGGCCGCTGATTGAGGGCAGCGGGGCAATTTACGGCATGTTTGTTATCGAGAGCGTGAATAAAACCAGTACTGAGTTTTTCAGTAACGGCGCGTGCAGGCGCATCGAGTTTACCCTCACGCTCCGGCGTACGGATGAATCGCTGCGCGAGATGTTTGGCAGCCTGAGCGACCAGTTAACGGCCATGCAGAATGCGGCAACCGGCGCGGCGGGCAGGCTTAACTCTGCGGTGGGAGGGCTGCTGCAATGAAGAGTTCAGCCTGGGCTAACGGGGCCATCAGCGCGCCGCAGTTTCGTCTGACGATGGAAGGGGCTGACATCACGCAGAAGATTGAGAAGCGGCTTATCAGCCTGACGCTCACGGACAACCGCGGATTTGAGGCTGACCAGCTGGATATTCAGCTGGACGATGCGGACGGCCTGCTGCAGCTTCCCCGCCGGGGCGTTGCGCTGACGCTGGCGCTGGGGTGGGAGGGGCAGCTGCTTATCCCCAAAGGCACCTACACGGTTGATGAAATTGAACACTCGGGATCGCCTGACCGGCTGACGCTTCGCGCGCGCAGTGCCGACTTTCGCGAGACGCTTAACACGAAGCGCGAAAAGTCATGGCATAAGGTTACGGTGGGCGACATCACGCGCGATATCGCGGCCAGGCATAAGCTGAAGCTGGCGCTGGGTGAAGACGTGGCAAAGCTTGCCGTTGACCATCTGGACCAGACGAACGAGTCAGACGCCAGCTTTCTGATGCGCCTTGCGCGCCAGTCCGGGGCGCTTGCCTGCGTGAAAAATGGCAGCCTGCTGTTTATCCGTCAGGGTCAGGGGAAAACGGCCAGCGGTAAAGTTTTGCCGGTGATCACCCTTCAGCGCAGGGACGGCGACAGCCACCGGTTCAGCCTGGCAGATCGGGATGCCTATACGGGGGTAATAGCCAGCTGGCTGCACACGCGGGAGCCGGTGAAGAAAGAAGTCACGAAGGTGAAGCGCAGGCGGAAAACCACGGCAAAGAAAAAAGAGCCGGAAGCCAAGCAGGGTGATTACCTGATCGGCACGGATGAAAACGTGCTGGTGCTGAGCCGGACATATGCAAGCCGCGCTAATGCTGAGCGGGCCGCCAAAATGCAATGGGAACGGTTGCAGCGGGGCGTGGCAACGTTTTCCATTGAGCTGGCGCGCGGCAGGGCTGAGCTTTACACGGAGATGCCGGTAAAGGTGAGCGGGTTCAAGCAGCAGATTGATGCGGCGGAGTGGATCATTACCACGCTGACCCATAACCTGGGCGACAGCGGGTTTACGACAAGTCTGGAACTTGAAGTGAAAATTGATGGGATAGAAATGGAATAAAGTGATTCCTATTGGGGCCAATTTATCTATATACTCGCCACAAGTTCCCACCTGTGTACAAATAACGGAGTATTTAACTATGATGAACTGTCCATTATGTGGGGGCGCAGCGCATACCCGCAGTAGTTTTCAAGTCTCGAAAGATACCAAAGAAAGATATAACCAGTGTCAGAACATCAACTGCAGTTGCACGTTCAAGTCCTTAGAAACCGTAGCCAAGATCATCATGCAACCCGGAACGGTAAAACCAGTCCCGCCTCACCCGGATAGATCACTGCAAGGCGCGCTTTGGCTCTAACTGCAAATCAAACTAAAACCCGCACGAAGCGGGTTTTTTTACGTCTGTCATTTGGTGATGAGTAAGGAATGGTCAATACATTGGATTGATAACGCTCATCTTTGCTATGTTTGATAACTCAGTTAATGGCATTGGCGCTAAATGGCTGTCGCCATTTTGTCGCCAATTAAATCCTTTAGTTATGTAACTAATTGATTTAAAAGTGCATTAATAGTAGTAACTTGTTATTTTGCATAACTTTACCTGTGAGCCGTCTGCAAACCCCGTTACTCATGCTTAACTAGTGGAGCCAGTTCTTTGGCCATCAGCCCGGCAATAAACGGCTGGGCATCGGGATTGGGGTGGATCCCATCCTGTTGCATCCATTCTGGTTTCAGGTACACCTGTTCCATAAAGAAAGGCACCAGCGGGATGGCATTTTCTTTTGCCAGCTTCGGGTAAATGTCACTGAACGACGCGGTATAGCGACGGCCGTAATTGGCCGGCAGACGGATTTGCATCAGCAACGGCTGTGCGTTTGCCGCCTTTACCTGAGCAATAATTTTACTCAAGTCCTGCTCAATGTTTTGCGGTGGGAAGCCCCGTAAACCGTCGTTTCCTCCCAGTTCAATCAGCACCCATCGCGGTTGATGCTGCTTCAGCAGCGAGGGCAGGCGCGCAAGCCCCTGGGTGGCAGTGTCGCCGCTTATGCTACCGTTAATGATAGTGGGCGATTTCTGCCATTTATCATTGAGTAACGCGGGCCATGCCGTGGTGGCGGACATCCGGTAACCGGCGCTTAAACTATCGCCCAGCACTAACAGCGTATCTGCCGCCGTCGCGCGCAGCGACATCAGGGCCAATAATAACAGGAAAGGGTAATGCCAGCGGAAAACATTCTTGAAGTTCATCGTCTTAGTAAGTCCGTCGGTCAGGGTGAGCATCAGCTTTCCATCCTTACCGGAGTTGAGCTGGTTGTCAAACCGGCTGAGACCATCGCGTTGATTGGTGAGTCGGGTTCCGGTAAGTCGACTCTGCTGGGTATTCTGGCTGGTCTGGATGACGGTTCCGAAGGTGAAGTCTTTCTGCTGGGCTCGCCGCTGCACAAAATGGATGAGGAGCAGCGTGCTGAACTGCGGGCCAAAAGCGTCGGTTTTGTCTTCCAGTCGTTCATGTTGGTTCCGACGCTAAACGCGTTAGAAAACGTGCAGCTACCGGCGTTGCTGCGCGGCGAGAGCGATCGTCAAAGTCGCGAACAGGCGCAGGCGTTACTGGCTCAGCTAGGACTGGCAGAGCGCCTGACGCATCTGCCTTCGCAGCTGTCCGGAGGTGAGCAGCAACGCGTGGCGCTGGCACGCGCCTTCAACGGCAAACCGGCGCTGCTGTTTGCCGATGAGCCCACCGGCAACCTGGATCGTAAAACCGGCGATCGCATTGCCGACCTGCTGTTTTCGCTTAACCGCGACCTTGCCACCACGCTGATTCTGGTCACCCACGATGAACAGCTCGCCGCCCGCTGCGACCGGCGCTTACGGGTGCGCGACGGTAAGCTGTGGGAGGAAGCATGATCTGGCGGTGGTTCTGGCGTGAATGGAAATCGCCATCGTTGCTGATTGTCTGGCTGGCCCTGACGCTGGCCGTGGCCTGCGTGCTGGCGCTGGGGTCACTCAGCGATCGCATGGAAAAAGGCCTGACCCAACAAAGCCGCGATTTTATGGCCGGCGACCGGACGCTGCAAAGCTCGCGGGAAGTGCCGCAAGCCTGGCTGGATGAAGCGAAGAAAGAAGGATTACAGGTCGGACGCCAGTTGACGTTCATGACCATGACCTTTGCCGCTGATACGCCGCAGCTGGCGTCGGTTAAAGCGGTCGACGATCTCTATCCGATGTTTGGCACGCTGGCAACGGAACCTGCGGGGCTGAAACCTGCGGCCGGTACGGTGCTTGCCGCGCCGCGTTTGCTGGCGTTGCTCAACCTGAAATCTGGCGCAAATCTGGATGTCGGCGATACCACGTTACGCGTGGCGGGTGAGGTGGTTCAGGAGCCAGATGCGGGCTTTAACCCGTTCCAGACCGCGCCACGGCTGCTGATGAATCTGGCTGACGTCGGCAAAACCGGAGCGATCCAGCCGGGGAGCCGCGTCACCTGGCGTTATAAGTTTGCAGGCAACCCTGAGCAGCTCAGCCGTTACGACAGCTATATCAGCGCGCAGATCAAACCCGATCAGCGCTGGATCAGCGTGGAAAATTCGGAAGATGCGCTGGGTAAGTCGATGGTGCGAGCGCAGCAGTTCCTGTTGCTGTCGGCATTGCTGACGCTGATGCTGGCGATTGCCGCCGTGGCCGTGGCCATGAGTCATTACTGCAAGAGCCGTTACGATCTGGTCGCGGTGCTGAAAACCCTCGGTGCCAATCGGGCCGCGTTAAGAAAGCTGATTGTCGGGCAATGGCTGGCCGTGCTGCTGCTGGCGGCGGTGTGCGGTGGGGCAATCGGCATGGGCTTTGAAGTGCTGCTGCTGCGGATGTTGAAGCCGGTGCTGCCGGGTGAACTGCCCGCCGCCAGCGCCTGGCCATGGCTGTGGGCCATCGGTTCGTTGTTTATCATCTCGCTGCTGGTAGGCCTTCGTCCTTATCGCCTGCTGCTGGCGACGCAGCCGTTGCGCGTACTGCGCCGTGATGTCGTGGCCGATGTCTGGCCGCTGAAGTTCTATTTGCCGGCTATGGCGTTGGTGGTGATTGCGCTGCTGGCGTTGCTGGTGGGCGGCAGCAAATTACTGTGGGCGCTGGTCGGCGGCATCATCCTGTTGTCTGCACTGCTGGGAGCGATAGGCTGGGGTGGATTAATGCTGCTCCGCCGTCTTAGCGTGCGTAATCTGGCGTTCAGGCTGGCGATCAACCGGCTGTTACGTCAGCCCTGGACCACGCTCAGCCAGCTGGCGGCTTTCTCGCTGTCCTTTATGCTGCTGGCTCTGCTGCTGGTGATGCGTGGGGATTTGCTGGACCGCTGGCAGCAACAGCTTCCGCCGGGCAGCCCAAACTATTTCCTGCTTAATCTCACCCAG